ACGGAGGGCCATCCATCGCAGAGCGAATGGCTCGCGCAACTGGCGGAACTGTTATATTCCGACGAGGCGATAACAAACGCCTTCCCGGATGGGATATGGTTAGGGAAAGACTTAGAGGGGCACACGATGAGCCAATGCTCTACGTGTTCAATACCTGCCCAGACCTGATTCGTACCTTCCCGGCTGTCCAGCATGATCCTACTAAGCCAGAAGATATTGACACGTCCTCTGAGGACCACGCTCTTGACGCACTCCGTTATGGATGCATGTCCCGCCCGTGGACTACCGAAGTGCCTAGGCCGAAAGAGGCCAGGGCCTTGGGCTACAAACTGGATGATCTGTGGCAAGACCATGATCGCCAACTTAAATATGTAAGGAACTAAATGGCAGCTCTCCGCGACCTCATAACCTCGCTCGTTACTGGCAGCTCGACTAAAGTCGATGCTAACGGCGTGGCTATCAAGACCGAGAGCGATTCTGTCAATCATTGGCAGGATGAACTTAAGCACGCCGAGAAGTTCTTTGAAGAGTTCCATAAGCAGGCTCGCCGGGCTAACGCCCGCTTTCTGGATGACTCCAAACTCGGACAGGGCGAGACCTCTGGCACAGCCCCGCTGTATCGCCTGAATCTGTATCACTCCAACATCGAAACCTTGCAGTCGATGCTGTATGCGAAGATCCCCAAGGCAGAAGCCGACAGGCGCTTCTTTGATCCGAGTGACGACGTTGCCCGCGTAGCGGCAGAGATGATTACCCGCATCATTCAGAATGACATGAATGACCCGGATGATACGCTAAATGAAGTCCTAAAGAGTTGCTTGCAGGATCGGCTTGTGGCCGGACTTGGCAGTGCTCGCGTCAAGTACTACATGCAGGAAGAGCCTGCCCCAGTCCCTGAGGCAAGTGGTGAGGCAAGTTTAGACCCCGCTACGGGCGAAGCCCCCACACAGAAGTCTGATGAATGGTGCGATGTCATCTACACGCACTGGAAAGACATCCTCTGGAGTCCTTCTCGCGTAGCCAGTGAACTACGATGGAAAGCCTTTCGCTCGTACATGACGAAAGACAAGGTAGCCGAGCGATGGGGAGACGACGTTGCTGCCGCTATCCCATACGTCAAGAGTTCCAAGAAAGTCAACGATGACAAGTCTATGGACCTTGAACAGACTGAGCAGGAAGCTGAGATCTGGGAGATATGGGATAACGACAGCAAGAAGTGCTACTGGGTAGTCAAGGGGTACTCCAAGTTCCTTGAGCAGATGGATGACCCGATGGAGCTTGGGGGATTCTACCCAGATGCCCGTCCGATGCTGGCTAACACCAGCACGTCCAAGTACATCCCTAAGCCAGACTACTACTTCGCACAGGACCTTTACGCTGAGATTGACGAACTAGAGACACGCATAGCCCTGCTGACGCAGGCGGCTAAATGTGTCGGCGTCTATGACCGCTCCAGTAAAGACATTGGGCGGATGCTTAAGGAAGGCGTTGAGAACGAACTAATACCAGTGGACAACTGGGCCATGTTCGCTGAGAAGGGCGGCATCAAGGGGATGACCGACTGGTTGCCGCTCGATGCGGTCACTAATGCCATCAGCGTTCTGAGTGTCCAGCAAGCCGGTCGCATCAACCAGCTCTACCAGGTGACGGGGCTGTCTGACATCATGCGAGGGCAGGCCACGCAAACTAATGTGACGGCTACCGAGCAGAAGATCAAAGCGCAGTATGGGTCTGGCCGCATTCAGTCAATTCAGGAGGAGTTCGCTACCTTCGCTGCCGACCTTCTGAACAAGAAGGTGCAGCTTATCCAGAGATTCTATGATCCTGAAAGGATCAAGAAGCTGTCCAACATTATGAACACTCCTGATGCGCAAGTTGCGGATCAGGCTATCGCCCTTATCAAAGACCCAGACTCGTTTAACTGCCGTATCTCCGTCAAGAGCGAGAGTATGGCGCAGGAGAATCTTGATGCTATTCGCGAGCAGCGTACAGCGCTTATCCAAGGCATGGCACAGTTCATGGGAATGGCTGCGCCTCTCTTGCAGCAATCTCCTGAAGCGGCTCCATTCCTTCTTGAACTCCTTTCATTCTCAGTAGCAGGCTTTAATGGCGCTGCCGAGATGGAGGGCGTCATAGACCAGTTTAGCGCTGCTGTCAAGCAGAAACTCGCTCAGCCCCCTCCGCCGCCTCCTCCAGACCCGGCAGTTGCCACGGCCCAAGCCAAGGCACAGTCCGATCAGGCTATTCAGCAGGCCAAGAGTCAGGCTGATATGCAGATCGCTCAAGGTGAGGCACAGGCAAAGGCCATGCTGCAACAGCAGCAAACCCAGTCCGATGCCCAGATGGCTGCGATGCAGGAGCACTTCAAGGCGCAGACTCAGCACATGAAAGAGCAGTTCGCCATGCAGAAGGCAATGCTCACCGAGCAGATGAAGAATGATCGCGCCAGCGAAAGCGATCAACTTAGGGCAGCAACGGCTATTACCGTTGCGGAGATTGGGGCTAAGGCAACGGCTGACGCCGCTGCTACTGCAGCAGAAAATGAAGTTGTAGAGGAATTGGATTAAATAAATATGGCACAAACAGGCTTATTTACACCAGTCGGGCAACCCAGTAACCAGCCTACGGGTAATGGCATGAGTGCCTATATCAACTGTGCTGTTCCTTTCCTTTTACCCTCTAGTGGAACTATCGGTACTGCTGGGGCTTTGTCGGGCATTACAGCGGTAGACTTTAGTATATTTCCTGTCGGAGTTTTTTGTATATTTCCCGCTGGAGCAGTTTTTGCTGGTTCGGCAGCCGGAGCTTACTACACAGTAATGCTCACCTCCACAACCGGAACCGTTTACAATAATCAGTATACGGGTCCTGGGGTTCCCACAATTCCGTATCCGTTAATTCCAATAACCGTTGCTGGGGGCGGGGCATACACGACAGTAGTTGCAACTGGACTAGCCGCGTTCTCGGTCACGCTTCCGGTGCCCGGTAACATAGGTAATTACAGCCAGTTTAGAACATCTTATACGATGTCCCATCCCAACAGTGCTGGGAGCAAGAGCGTAGCGACTTCCGGCAATACGGGAGCAGGTGTAGTATCTATCGGACAGGGAAGTAGCACAACCTCCCGCTATCAGCAAATTGCCAGAACGTATAGTCAAGGAGGGACGCCTGGACAGATCAACTCTGCCCCCACGGCGTTTACAGGTATAGGCACAAGTGCCAATCCTGTTTTGTATTACGCTCTTGATTTAACCCAAACTCTTACCCTGTCTGTAACGCTTAGTATATCTACGGCCACAGACTGGGTAATGGTTAACTTTTATCTCATTGAGTTGTTTCCCTAATATGTATGCGAAGATCGTACCGTTATAGCGCCGAAACAGGCGAGATGGTAGAGTTAGAGACGAATTGGAGTAGGAAAGAGGCGAGATCTGCCTACATCCAACCGGATATTACTCCATTCAAATCAATGATTGACGGCTCTCTGATCTCTTCCCGTGACCAGTTACGGCGTCACATGAAGAAGCACAACGTCGTTAATCCTGCGGACTATAAGGAACATGCCGCCAAGGCCGCGAAAGAGCGAGAGATGCGGAATAATGGGACTCATCCGGCTCTGATAGCGGAGCGTAAGCAGGCAGCCAGCGATGCTTACGAGAAGATTCGCAATTCGCGAATCGCGGATGGAACCTGGCGTCGATAGATAATAAAATTTAGCGGTCATCTCAATACCGAGAACCGCATTTAGGAGAGCTAAGTGGCCGATTCGATCAGAGAAGCACTCACCAAGGCTATTGGTGAAGATGAGGAAACCCCCGTAGTAACGACTCCAGAGGCGGCTCCAGAGCCGGTTGTGGAATCTGTTGCCGTCATGGCAACCCCTATCGGGCATGAGCCAGCAAAGCAGGTAGAAGTAGCCCCTGCTGCGGCCAAGACGGCCCCGGTAGCGGCTGATGCGGCTCCTGCCGCTGTAGCAACTCCGGCTGTTATTGCAGCTCCGGCAAGTTGGAAGGCTGCAGAGAAAGCTGCGTGGGATAAAGTCCCGGCAGAGGCCCGCGCTGCGATACAGCGCCGAGAACTTGAGACACAGCGTGTGCTGAGTACGTCGGCAGAGGCCCGTAAGCATAAAGACAGCTTTGGGCAGGCAATGGCTCCGTACCAGTCGCTGTTCGATGCCTACGGCGTTAAAGAGCCTCTCCAGGCGCTTATCCCCTTAATGCAGACTAGGGCGGCGCTGGAAGTGGGGACGCCTGAACAGAAAGCACAGCTTATATCGAATCTTGTATACCAGTTCGGTATAGACATTACGAAACTGGACGGGTATCTGGTTAAGGGGCCGGGGCAGCAGATGCCTATTCAGCAGCCCCAGCAGGCATTCGACCCTAAGAGTATTCCTGAACTTGCTCCGCTGTTTCAGATAGCCGAGCAGTTCAAGAGCGCCCAGTCCGCCAAGGTGGATCAGGCGATCAGTGAAGTCTCCTCCCTTCCGTACTTTGAGGATTTGAGGGAGGAAGCGGCAGACGTACTGGATGCCGCAGCGGCCAGAGGCCGCACTCTAAGTTTGAAGCAGGCGTTCGACATCGCCGCGCAGATGGCCGGAATAACTCCGGCTCCTGATGCGCCCAGCGCGAAGAACGTCTCAGAAGCGGCAGCTATGCTGGCTAGAAGCCGGAAAGCTGCCTCGTCCGTCGCTGGTGCTCCTAAACAGGGCAGCGGCACAAAGCCAACATCTCTCCGCGAAACAATTGAAGCGGCGATGGCAGGCTGATTACTACGCGCCCCGCTCTAGCCAGAACAGACTCCGCAAGGAATCACTGCCGGCTCAATAGCGACGGACCGCAAAACCAATACCATAAATCTACACTAGGAGGATGCTTAAATGGCATTCGCAAATAGCTCAGTGTCGGATATTGTTGCGACGACTATTCAGTCACGTACGCACGCTATCGCCGACAACGTGACCCAGAACAACGCTGTTCTGAGTTGGATCAAAAAGGCCGGCGGGGTGAAAACCTTCTCTGGCGGTTCCTCGATTTTTCAGGAACTCTCATTCGCCGCTAACGGCAACGCTGGATACTACAGCGGTTATGACCTCCTTCCGGTTGCGGCACAGGATGTCATCTCGGCTGCCGAATACCAGATCAAGCAGATCGCCGTTCCGGTGGTCATCTCGGGTCTGGAGCAGCTGCAGAACAGTGGTAAGGAACAGATTATCGACCTGCTTGAGGGACGCCTTGCCGTCGCTGAAGCCTCGATGGCTAACCTTGCTGCCAACGGCATCTACTCTGATGGTACTGGCTCCGGCGGCAAGCAGATCACCGGCCTCGGTGCTGCTGTCCCCGTCACCCCGACGAACGTGTATGGCGGTATTGACCGCAGCACGGCGATTGGCACGTTCTGGAAGAATCAGGTTGTCGATACCTCTGGTATCACTGCAGCCACGGTTCAGTCCTCATGGAACAGCCTCTACGCGAAACTCGTTCGCGGTAGCGACCGTCCGAATCTGATTATCGTCGATAACTCGACGTGGCAGATTTACATGAACTCCCTCCAGGCGATTCAGCGTTTCCAGAACACCCTGTCTGCGGATGCTGGCTTCACCTCGATCAAGTACATGGACGCGGATGTGGTTCTGGACGGTGGTATCGGTGGCAACGCCCCCGGTAACACGGCCTTCTTCCTGAATACCAAGTATCTGTTCTGGCGTCCGCACCGCGACCGTAATATGGTTGCGTTGTCGCCGGATAAGCGATACGCGGTCAATCAGGACGCGGAAGTCAACATTCTGGCATTTGCCGGCAATCTCACCTGCTCTGGCGCTCAGTTCCAGGGTCGTTGGGACAACAACTAATAGGGATGTCATCAACATGACTTACAAAATTGATTATCGTTATATCGGGGCACCGCCT